GATGTTAGAAAATATAATTTATTAAAGTATGATGGACTACCAAAGTGTAGCTCGAATGATGATGCTGAGAGTGGTTGGATTATTCCATATGATACCTTTTTAGAGAGTAATGAAGTGTGCTATCTTTTTGAGGGGGAGAAAGATATGCTCATAGCAAGAGAACAAGGAATAAATGCATATACATTAACTTGTGGAGCTGGAGCAACTCCTAACTCTAAAATAATAGGTTCATTTAAAAACAAAGATATTGTACTATGCTATGATAATGATGAAGCAGGTCATAAAGGTATGGTAAATATTTTCAAATGTATAAAAGATTTAGCAAAAGATGTTAAATATATAAAGATAGGTGATGTTGTTAAGGAAGAAAAAGAAGATTTCTATGATTATATTACAAAATATAATGGAGATATATTTGAATTTTATTCACTAGAACAACATCATTTTAATTTAGATGAAATTGAAAAGAATGTTAGAATTACAATAAAAGAAGCACTAAATGAGAATAGATTAAGGAAAAAGTTAAAAAGTATTATAACAGTTACTAGTGAGTTTCAAGATCCTTATTCAGTTCCTACAGTAGTAGAATTTGAAAAGATGGATGAAAAAGGTTCTAAAAATGAAACTATGATAACTGGAGAAAAAAGAAGTTGGTTTCTAGAAGAGCATAATCTAATACAAATGCTAGAACTTATAGAGGCTAATGCCAAGGATATAGAGATTAAAAGTAAACTAAGAGGGTATGTAGGTATACCTAATACAGAACAATTTATCGAAATAAGGATGAAAGAACCAAAGACAGTATATAAAACAACTGTTGTTGATAAGGATATAGATGGTTCTGTTCAAAGTCTAGATTTATATAGTTTTGAAAGGTTAGATGTAGGTGGTCAATATGTTATAGACTATATAATTTATCCTCATCCGACAAAACATCAAAAACTTGTTGCTGTGTGTATTAATTGTGTTCCAATACATGACAATAGAAATTATGCAACAAATAAAGAAATACTTAAACTATTTCAACATGAAGGAACCATAGAGGAAAGACTAGATTACTTATATCAAAGTGCGAAACATCATATAGCTAAACATTTAAATTATAATATATGGTTAATGAGTGATTTAGTTTTTAATTCTATATTAGATTTTGATTATGGTGGTGTTATGAGAGGGTGCTTAGATGTGTTCTTCTTAGGAGATACACAAGTAGGTAAATCTGAAACAACAGGAGAACTATGTAAGTTATATAATTTTGGTCATTTCTTATCATTAAAGACATCAACAACTGTAGGTTTAATTGGTGGCTCTAGTAAAGTAGATGGGTCATTTTGTAATACAATAGGTTCTATACCTAGACAGCATAAAAGATTGGTTGTTCTAGAAGAATTTAGTGGAGCTAGACCTGATTTCATAAAGACTATGACTGATATAAGAAGTAGTAATGAGTTAAGATTGTCTAGAGTTAGTGGAGAATTAATTGTACCTTGTAAATTGAGAATGATCACTATATCAAACCCAGTAAATGATGAGAATGGAAATCCTAGATTTCTAAATACATTTCCTAATGGTGTAATGCCTTTAATGGAACTTATTAAAAGTGCCGAGGATGTATCTAGATATGATGGTTTCTTGCTTATACCTAAAGTTGAAAAGAGATTGAATCCATTTGAATATACACTACAAGGAACTCCTATTCCAAAAGAAGCCTATCAGAACAAAATAAACTGGGTAGCAACTAGAGAAGTAGGAAATGTTATATTTGCTGATGGAGTAGAGAGCTATATTTGGGAAAAAGCAGAAGAACTTAATGGAATTTTTGAGTGTAATTTCCCATTATTTGGAACTACAACATCTAAGAAATTAGCAAGATTTTGTGTAGCTCTAGCAAGTCTATTAGTTAATGTTGATGAATCTTATGAAAATATAATAGTTACAAAAGATATAGTGGACTATATGGTTAAATATCTAACAAGCATTTATAACAATCCAGTATTTAAATTAAAAGACTATGCAGAAGAATATAGAGAATATAGTAATTGTACTGATAATGATGTAAAAGATTTACAAGATTTATACGCTAGAAATGCAACACTATTTAATTTCTTAAATGGTCAAAGTAGAACTTCAAGAGCTAACTTATTAAGTGTGTCTGGACTAGATAATTCAAAATTCTTTGCAATATTCAATAAATTAGTTGCTAGAAAGTTTATCAGATTGAATTTAGATAATGTTTATCCTACTGATAAATTTAGAAAAGCATTTAATAAGATAGATAAAAGTTTTACTACTGATACTGGTAGTATGATTAATGTTTCTAGTAAAGATGAAACTAATGATAGTGGTGTAGTCTTTATAAATGATTTGGAAGGAGATAAGTAATGGTATTAGATGAAAAGGAGCTAGAACAATATAAAACTCATCCTAGAGTTTTAGAAATAAGATTTATTCTACTATTTAATATGTTTGAGAAGGAACTTGGTTACTTACAAGCAACTAAGTCCTTCCAAGCAATATGTAGTTCATTTAATTGTAACATGACATTATTACAAGCGATTATAAATAAAAGATTTGATATTCAAAGAAAATCTAAAACAAACTTTAGGAGATGGAGACAAGAGGTAATATTCACATCATTTGTTTATGGAGAAAGTATTTATAAGGTTGCTAAGACATATTTTAATATTAAGCCTGAAACAATATATTCTCAAAAAGATATTTATGATATTGAGATATTCCTAAATAACGAATGGTTAGATAAATTTGACAATGATGTTTGTTTATGTGGAGAATATGCTTATAGAAATGAAGTTGTTAGATTTATGGAAATAGTTGATAATTTTTCTATAATTTTAAAGAAATGGAATGGTGATGTATAATGTTTTTATATCAGAAATTAGGTTATAAACATAAGTTCTTACCAAAGGACTGTATGGCTGATAATCTAGAAGCATTAAAAAATTTTATAATGTCGGCAAAAGAAAATAATGCTAACTATTTATATTATGATACTGAAACTGATGGATTACATATTATAACATCTAAACCATTCTTAGTATCTATAGGTTATAAAACAGAAAAAGTTAAATCAGTACTTGTTTTTGATTATGATGACAGATTAATGAAAGCATTTTGGAATATGCTAAAAGATTTTAACTTAGAAATAAATCCTAATTATATAGGAGTAGGAGCTCATAATGCTAAATATGATTATCATATGATGGAAAATGGTGGTAGTTCTATTCCAGAAGATATTGATTTATTTGATAGTATTACTGTTGCTAGACTTACTGAATATGTTGATGAACATGCTAAGATGAGTCTAGAAGTTTTAGGTGGAAAATATGTTAGTGAAGATGCTAAATTTGCTGGTAAGATTATTAAAGATATGGTAAAGAAAATTAACCTAGAAAGAAGAAAGAAACTTAGAGAAGATATTATGGATGCTTTTCCAGAAGATGGATTCTTTACTATAACTAAAAGTGGTAAAAGAAAAGCAACTAGTAAATTATCTAAACTTATAGAAGAATATGATAAGACTAGAACACAGTTCTTAAATGATGATAATCCTTATTTTAAATTTATTGATGAACACTATAAACCTGCCAGTTATAAAGATGTGTACGAAAAAGAACCTGAATTAATGAGAAGTTATGCTGCTGATGATATTGTTATAGGTCTAGAATATCTTGATAAAGCTATGCCTACATTATTAAAAGTTGATGAAAATTTAACTGTTACTAAAAGAGAAGGTAAACTTATCAGAGCTGTTGCTTGGATGGAAGATACAGGACTTAAAGTTGATGTTGACTATGTATTAAATTGTAGAAAAAATATGGTAGCTTATAGAGACCTATTATATTATGAATTACAAATGTATACAGGTACAGAGTTTACTGTAGGACAACATGAAATGATTAAAAAATTATTACTTTATAAATATGCTATAAAAACTGATAAAGCTGATGAAAAAGCATTGAAATATATTATAAATAACACAACTAATGAAGAAGTAAAAGATATATGTAATAACATACTAGAATTAAGAACTTTAGATAAATGGATTTCTACTTATGTTGATGGTAAACTTAATTCTGTAGTAAATGGTAGAATATATACTGATATAAATAATAGTGGAGCTGTTAGTGGTAGAGTTAGTTGTGATATGCAGCAACAACCAAAAGAAGCTCTATTTGATAGAGATGGTAATGAACTATTTCATCCTAGAAGAATGTTTATTTGTGATGATGGATTCTGTTTAGCATTCTGTGATGAAAGCCAAATGGAATTAAGAGTACAAGCATACTATACTATTCTTCATGCTAGTGCACCTGATTTGTTGATGTGTAGAGCATATATGCCTTATAATTGTTATAATGAAGTATCAACTAAGTTTGATTATTATAAACCAGAACATATAAAAAATTATGCTAAACATACTTGGTATGAATTAGGAACTGGTAAAGAATGGATTCCGACTGATTTACATAGTGCGACTACTAAGAATGCATTTCCTGATTTAGAAGAAGGAACTGATGAATTTAAACACCACAGGAAGCTAGGAAAACGAGCTAATTTCTTGAAAGTTTATCAAGGTGGTGTAGATGCCTTAATGAATGCTTTAGATGTAAATAGAGCTACAGCAGAGGCTTTAGACAAGGCTTTTTATAAATCATTTCCTAGAATTAAAGAATATCAAGACTGGGTAGTACAACATTTAAATCAATATGGGTATGTAGAAAACTTATATGGTAGAAGATATTATATGAATGATAGTAGATTCTTCTATAGAGCTTGTAATTATTTGATACAAGGTACTTGTGCAGATATGGTTAAAACTTTTGAGATAAAAGTATGGGAGTACTTAACTAAGAATAAGTTAAAATCTAGATTAGTATTACCTATTCATGATGAACTAATGGTATCTGTTGCTAAAGATGAGATGTTTGTTATAAAAGAAGTTAAAAGAATAATGGAAGATGTAACTGATGTAATTAAGTCAATACCTATGATTAGTGAACCTGAAATGAGTGAAACTAATTGGGCTGAAAAGAAGGAGTTTGTTATTGATGAGTGAACCTTTTTGTTATCAAAAGATAAAAACCATAGGTTTATTGGATAAAATAAAATTATTATTTGAAAAAGAATTGTGTGATACATGTATAGCAAGGATAGATGGTTATGTTTATGTGTATAAAACATATTATAAAATATTGAATGAAAACATATATTATACTAAGGAAAAGTTTCAAAAATATAAAATAGATAAGGAGTGAAAATAATGGAATTATGGATAAGAAGCCAAAATAAAGAAAAATTAATCAAGGTGAATCAATTATGTTTGTATGATAGTAATATTTTAAAAAATGAATTTGTTTTAAATGATAAACCAAATTATTCTAATATTAGGATTGTTGCAAATGATAATTATAATTTAGGTTCTTATGAATCTAAAGAAAGAGCATTAGAAGTATTAGATGAGATACAAAAATTAATAAAACCAACATTTAAAATTAATTATGAATATGATGATAGTCAACCAATTATAGATGGAGAATGGCTAAAATCTTTAAAAGCAGAAAGTAAAATTGAAGAACTATCGTGTTATGTTTATGAAATGCCAAAGGAGTGATTATATGGAATTATGGGCTAGAAAAAGACCAATAGAAGGTAGAGGACAACCTTATGAATTTACATTTGAGTTTAATGATCCAAACTATTCATACACAGCTATCGACACACTAGACAAAAACATATACCAAGAATGCATGATTATAGACAATAACGAATGCGTTATGTATGTGGAATTTGAAAAACCTTATGTAAAGAAAAGAGGAGTGATTAAATGAATGAGAAAAAAGCAAAAGAATTAACTGATAGTATATTCAATAAATTGAATGATCAAGAAAGAGTTTATTTAGCATGGATTCATAATCAAAAGAACAAAGAAATAGAAAGACTAAATAATATCATAAATGAATTAGAAAAAGATATTATTGAAAAAATAAATAATATTAAAAACAATTATTCACAAGTAAATGGTAATTATTTTAATATGAATTATGTATTAGACACTTATGAAGATATTTTAAATAGATTACAAGAACTAAAAGGAAGTAATAATAATGAAAAATGATAAAAACGATGAATGGATATTAAAAATATTATGGTTGGCATTGTTTGGTAAAAATGAAACAAATAAAGGAAGTGATAAAGAGTGAGTGAAGAACAATTAAAAGAATTACAAGAATATAATTTAGAATATTTAGAAGCACAACAAAGTGAAGAAATATTTGGTGGAGATTACACAAGTGCAGTTGAATTAAAATATGCAGAACTAAAAATAGAAGAAATGAGAAAAGAACTTATAAATCAAGATAAGTATATAGGTAAACTAAAAGAAGAATATGCTAACCAATTACAACAAAAAGAAAACAAAGAAAAAGAGATTAGAGAATATATAATGTCAAACCTAATAACTGAATGGGATATTGAAAATGATGGTTATGTTAGTGGGAGTGATTTGCCAGCAAGTGCAATTACACCAATATTAGAAATATTAGATAAGGAGAATAAATAATGAAACTAATAAATAAGAAAAGAAAACTTATATTTGAATTTGAAAATAATGAAAGAGGAACTATGGTTACAACTAGAGTAAAAGGTAATCTAAAATTTGGTGATATTTTATGTGCTAAACAAGTTATAGATAATAAGGTGAAAGATAATGGCAAAAACAAAAGAAAGTAAACTGGAAGAAGAAGTTGAAAAGTTTATGAAAAGAAAAGGTATATGGCAGCTTGCTAGATATCAAGCTCAGTCTAATCAAAATGGTTTACCTGATAGGTTATACCTATATAAAGGTTATCTTCTAGGTCTAGAACTTAAGACTGATGAAGGTAAACCTACAAAATTACAACTAAAGAAACTTGATGAAATAAATAAAAATGGTGGTATTGGCTTAATTATTAGAAGTATTGAAGAAGTAGAATATTTAATAAAAATAATTAATCTATATCAAAAATACACTATGACATATGCTGGTCCTATACAAGAGTCTATGAAAGAATGGGAGATACAAAATGGGTATTAAAGATTATATGTTTAAATTATTAAATGATCTAGATTATCATGGATTTATTTTACAATATTATGAGGCTTATTCTACATCTAGTTGTTATATAAAGTTGGACTATGGTATCAGTAATTCTATTAGAATAGCTGATCATAAAGGAAAAGATAAATATCCATATAGATTTAATTTGATGATAGGTTTAGATAAGTCCTACGAAAATGATGGAAGGTATTATTATAGTATTGATGACTATAATAAAATGATTTTAGATATTAAAAGATTTAAAGAAGAACAGCTTAACAAATATGGTTTTTCTTATTATGAATATATGTTGAAGAATAAAAAAGATGGTAAAAACAAAAAAGGATTTTGGTCTAAAGCTAAAAATTATAATGATTAATTTTGAACTTTTAGACATGCCTAGTGTTATACTTTGTGTGTAAGGGGAAATATATGGATAAAGAATATCATTGTTGTATGTGTGATAGGCTAATAAATAAAAATAAAAGGCTTGTCTACCAAGAATATGATGGTAAAAAACCATATGGTGTTTTTCATAACAAGAAAAACTTTGATATATGTGATAAATGTTTTATATTTGTTATGGAATTGCTAGAACCATATAATAAAATGGAAAAGGAGAAAAAATATGAAAGAAAGATATGATGTTATTGCAAGTAGTTTATCAAGTTATTTTGGAGTTGGGTTCAATACAATCCAAGAACAACTAGATTATGATTTAGGAAAAGAAGAAAGAGTAGTTGATGATGAGGCACAGGATAGAATGGATTTAGGTAATGCTATGGAAGATGGATGCTTAAACTATTTTGAAAAGAAAATGGGAATACTTATAGATGAAAGAAACTCTGAATACAAATATGCTTGTGATGGAAAACTTAAGTGTAAAAGAGATGGTAGAACATTCTTAGATGGTATTGAAACAGGAGTTGAAAATAAATATTCTAATTCATCTAGTGAGTGCTTTACTGATAGTATTGGTTATGTAATTCAATGTCAAGCATATATGATGGCTTGGGGTCTAGACCAATGGATATTATGTGGTATGTGGCAAGGTAAACCATCATATAAATTGATTAAAAAAGATGTAGAAATACAGAATGATATTGAAACAATAGTTGATGCTGTTGTAGAAATAATGATGGGGTTAAGAGATATTGATGATTATCCTTGGGATATCGTAGAAAAATATTCTAAACAAAAACAATTAAAAGTTTTAACTGATGATGAACTAGAGGATTATGACAAACAATTATTAAATAGTGTTGGCAAACTAAAAGCACAAAAGAAAGTTATTGAGGATAAACTAAAAGAACTTGAAGATTATGCTAAGACACATTATGAAGATAGTAAATGGGAAGATAATGATTTTAAATATACAATATCTACATCAGCTGGTAGGTCAACATTTGATAAAGCAACATTCAGTATTGAAAATCCTACAATAGATATTATGAAATATTATAAGGAAGGAACACCATTTAGAACTATCAGATGTACAGCTAAAAAGAAATAATATGGTTGATATAATAATAAGACCTAAAAATTGGGATAAAACAACCATACCATATAGCATAATATGTATAAGAGTAAAAAGATATAGTTTTAAGTATTATATGTATATTATAATAGAGAAATTGAAAGGTAATGATGTGTGCATCCTAGAGAGGTGATATTATGTTATTATTTATATATTGTTGCTTGAAGTTATCAAGTAAATGTAGTAGAATAGAGGAATTTTATGGGAAAAGTAGTTCTTGATTTAAAAGAAGAAGTAAATAAGATAATTAAAGAAGAATTAAAAATAATTCAAAAGGAGAATAATATGAGTAGAGAAGAATATGCTGAATTGCATTATTTATTAGCTAAACTTAAACATATGTTAGCAGAGCTGTCATTAAATGTTGCTAGTGTAAGAACTAAAAATCTAGAATTAATTGATAAAATTGATGATATTTGTAGAATATGTATAATTGATGATGAAAAAGGTAAAGACATGATAATTAAAAAAGACTAGATAATCTAGTCTTTTTTTATTTTACTATTTGGTTAAATTGGTTCATATATGGATTACTTCTCATTCCATTTAATTTATTTAATCTAGCCATTATCCCTTCTACTGATGAATTCTTATTCGCTTGTTTTAGTTCATTCATAGTACTAAATTGATATCCTCTTTGTTGGTATTGTTGCATCATATTTTCTAGTCTATCTAATTGGTCGTACATTCTACCTATTCTATCTGTATCAATATTGCCTTCCATAGTTGAAGCATTTTCTATAAGTTGTAAAGGGTCTCCAGTATTCATAGTTTCTTGTAGACCTTGATAAGCTCTATTTATATTTTTGATTGGAGTATCTAAACCTGTTAGATTACCTAGTAGATATTCTTGTTTTTTAGTTAGTCCTGGAATATTTTTGCTTAGTTCTCCTGGGAAACTTTCTATTTCCCTACCAGTAAATGAATTTGTATTTGTAGCAAGTTCCATAGGCATTTTAAGTGCTGGTGATGATAAGTTTACAAGGTTGCTTGCTGGGTTTTCTAAAGTATCAATTAAGTTACCAAATGGTAGTGCACCTCTTATAACTTTATAAGAACCATCTTTACCAAGAACAGGAATAGGAATATATAAATTATCTTTTAACCAAGCACTAACATTCTCACTATTGTCGCCTGTAGCAGCATCTAATAATCTATCATATCCTCTTATAAGTTTACTATATTGTGATGCATTTTTAGATAAGTTATCGAACTGAAAAGCTAAGTTTTTCTTAGTAAATGTATAGAAAGGTAAAGCTCTTTTCATTACATTTCTCTCAAAATCTGTCATATCAGTTGGATCAAATAAAACTTTTCTTACAGCTTCTCCAGCATTACTAACACCTAATTTATCTAAGAATTTTTTATTTCTAGAACCTTCCATAAATGTTACAAGTCTAGCCATAGTATCCATGCTTTCATTCATCTTATTATTTAAATAAGGCAAACCATCAACTAGGAAATCCTTAACATTTTTGAATTCTTTTTCTCCAGTAAAATACTTTTTAAGACTATCTGGCATATCTGCTAATTGTGCAGAAGATAATGTTTTAGCATCACCGAATCCTGCATCTATAAAACCATTCCAAATATTTAACATCTTTTGTTCTTTACCAGTAAGTTCTATCCCATTAGCTGCTTTTCTCATTAAGTCATCACTTTTATTCATAATATTAAGTGCTTCTGGGAAAAGCTGTGCCTGTTTAGTAGGACTAATACCTGCTAGATACATGTTAGAAGAGTTACCTAAAAGGTTATTAATTTGAAATGATGGAGATAATACTTTATTTCTCTTGAAGAAATTTAAATATTGATCATAAAGTCTTACTAAACCTTTAGCTTGTTTTTGGTCTGTTCCTATTTCTACAAGTCTTAATACATCATTATTTATAGCTAATTTACCACCATTAGCCTTGATATATTTAGAAACATCTTCCATTTCTTTAAGACCTAGTTCACTACTCATCTTAGATAATTTATTAGATAATGTTCTAACTTCATCACTATTTAATTGTCTAAAACCTCTAGGTATTGTACTATCAGCATTAGTCAATATCTTCATATTACTGTTATTTAATTTGTCTATTTTTTGTAGATTTAATTTTTCAGCTAGAGCTGTGTCACCAGCTTTAGTTGCTTTACTTATTTGTTTATCTAAATTTTTAAGTTCTTTATAATTACCAAAAGTTGCATCAACTAATACCGTATCTAGTGTCTTACTATCCTTAGCTAACTTAGGAATGTTTTCTAGGTAATTATTGAAAGATTTAGTTATACCCTCCGAGAATACACCATCCTCTTTTAATAGTTTCTCAACAGCAGTTCTCTGTTCTGGTTTTAGGCTATCTAAGTTTTTAGATATGCTTTCTTTGAACATATTATTTGCTTCACGAGCTGACATATTATAAAGTCTATCTCCTAATACTTTAGTGTTACCCGCAGTTTTTAGTTCTCCATATTTGTTTACGAATCCTAAATTTTTATACTTATCGAATTGATCTTTATTAAAAGCATGTCGAACATATCCAGCATTATCAGCATATTCTTCTGATAATTTAGTACCAAAATGTTTATCTACAATAGCATTAGCTTTATTAAATATATCATCATTTTCTTGGTATAATTGTTTAAATGCATCATCATTATTATATTTTTCCATTAATTTCCCAAATTCATCTAAATCAGCTTGTGTATAATTACCCTTTTTAGTTACTGTCTCAGCTAATTTACTTTCATCTAAAGTTAAACCTGCAATTTCATCAGCAAAGTTCTGACCATATTCTTTTACTATTTTATTATATTGTTTCTTTGTTGGTTTTACCTTATCCCAGTCTTTACTTAATTTAACAAAACCATCATCTGTAATATCAACTGTAAGATTGACACCTCTACCTGCTTTATTAACATCACTAGCAATATCATTAAGCTTATTAATAACATCTTCTCCAGCATCAACAGCTTTTAATTTACCATTTTTAGCTTCTTTTATAATGTCTTTCATAGTTGTTTCTCTATTTAAATTCATAAATTCTTTAAGATTAGCAATATCTTTATCTGTTTGTTCTGCTATTTTTCTAACAGCATCTTCACTTGTATCACCCATCTTTTCAGCAACTTTATAAGCATAATCAGTAATGCTTTCATCTAACTTTCTAGTTAGTGGTTCTAATTCTAGACTAGCTCTAACACCCTCAGCATTATTTTTCTTTACAGCATCCTTAACTTGTTTAGGAATACTAGCAGAAGTATTAAATAGTCTAGAAACTTGGTCTTTAATATCTTTATATGCTTCTAGTTTACCACCTGATAATTCAGAAATACTTCTTCCAGTTTCCTTAGCTCTTTCTGCAATCTTAGCATTATCTAATACTTTACCTAGATTAGCAGCACTTTTAGCATCAGCAGTCTTATATGTTATACCAGCAAGTTCATCAGCTTTTGTAAGTGCTTTTTCTATACCTGTATCAGCAACTTTAGCAAGACCTTTTATACCTTTACCAGCACCTTCAAATATTAAATCATTTGCTGATTTAAATTTTAAACCAGTTCTAGCAGTATCTGCAATATTATCAGCAGCATTTATTCCTTTAGCTACATCAGATAGGGTATCAACAGCCTTAGCACCTTTAGCTACATCACCAGCAGTATCAGCAGCTTGTACAGCAACATTAGCCCCACCAGTTACTGGTATTAATGCTAGGTCTAATGGGTCTAAAAGTACATCACCTGCAAAGCCTAATACATCTGATAGATCTAGTTTACCTTTTCTATCATCCATACCTGCTTCCGTAAGGATATCCTTAAAATTAGTTTCTGTATCACCTTTAAAATTGCTCCATGCTGCTGCTCCTGCATCTTCTCCTTTTTGAGATGCATTAATTGCACCGAATAATGCTTGTTGAGGTCTATTTAATAACTCAAATATATCAAATACAAAATTTTGGTTTTCTGGAAGTCCTAAGAATTTTTCAACAGCATTTCTACTATCTTTTGCCTTTGATGCATTAACACCACTAGCTTCCATTCTTGTGGAAAGGTTATCTATTTGTTTTTGTAATTTTCCTTGTTTACCAGCAGTTGTTTGTGAATAAGCATTTGCTGCTGACTTTGTATTCTCACTTTTTAATGATTTATATAACTTTTCATAATAACCTTGTGCCATCTAAACCACCTTCCTTTTATCTATTACCATATAATAATGCAGCAAGATCTTCATAAGTAATTCCTCTATTCTCTAATTCTTGTAAAGCTAGTGCATCCTGAACTGATGGAGTTGGAATTCTATTTAGATTAGGGTTGTAGTTATTTGGAATATTCCTTCTTAATAAACTATCAATATTAGAATTCCTATTAGCCATTGGGTTATTATTAATAAACATATCATTAACACTCTTATTATAAAGATTTCTATTATATGCTTGATAATTTTGTTTGTTAGTTCTTGCTTCTGCATCAGCAGCTTTCTGTAATTGTTTATGCTTAGTGTTATAGTCGCTTGTAGCATTAACATTTTTATTATATGCATCAACTACATTATCAGCACCATTAATTCCAAACATAATTCCTAAATAATTAGATTTTTGGTTATCTGTCATATCTGGACTAGAAAGAACCTCATTAATAGTTGCTTTCCTATAAAATTCTTCTAACTCATTTTCTGCATCTGCCTGTGCTCTACTTCTACCACTAGAACCTCTACTAGCAGCTCTTTGAGCAGCTTGTAATGCATTATTTGCTTCTCTTTCATCCATAGCACCAGCTATACTAGCTAGAGTTTGGTTATATTGATTTTGTGCTGCTGTTTCTGCATCTCCAACATCTGCCAAAGTATTTGCAAGTTTTCCCATTAAACCTGTACCTTCTTGAGCAGCTTTAGAAGTTGCTTGACTTAGTTTATCAGCAGTACTTAATGAAACATCCCCAACATTCTTTAATAACTTTCCTATTTCTTCACCTTTTTGCATTGTATCAGACTGATTTAACATATTTGTTAAACCACTTGCTAGAAGTCCTCTATTAGCTAGATTTCCACTACCAACTCTTTGTCTATCTAATGAATTTTCTGCAATATCAACTAATCCTTCTGCAAAGTCTCTATTAGCTCTCTGTTGTTGTAATTTTAGTTTATCTTGCAAATTTCTATATTGATTCTGTACATTTTGCCAATTAGTATTATAAGTATTTTGTGCCACATCTCTTTGTTGATTGTATGCACTTCTATCTAATGCACCTACAAGACCCTCTGCATATTCTCTACCTTTATTAGCCATTTATATCACCTACCCTATTCCAAGCATACCATATAGATCTTCTATCGTTGCTGGAGTATATGGTTTATTAATACTGAAACTGAATGAACCAGTTGGAGCCACTCCTAATTGTTGTAATGCCTTTGTAGCTGTACCAGCATCAACTCCGAATGTAGTTTGTATTGCAGCTCTCTTTTGGTCAACTGAACCTTTACCATTTACAATTTCAGTCAATGCTTGTTTCTTAGCACTAGTTAATTGACTTCTTGCAGCATTTACAGCATCACTATGAGCTTGTGCAGCAGCAGCTCTTGCTTGTGCTAAAGCAGCTCGTGCATTTGCATTTGCATCCCATCTACCTTGTACTTGTTCTGCTAGTTGTCCTAGAGCTTGATTATATTGATTTTGAGCTTCTCCTCTCCTAGAAGCAATACCAGCCAAAGCACTATCTAATGTGTTCTTAGCTGTCTGTAAATCTATATTATATTGATCTCTACTCTGTTTTTCAGTATTATCCAAGTCTGTCATAGTACTATAAAATTTATTAGCCAAATTACTATATTGTTGTCCTGTTTCCATTCTATTTCCAATTTCACCTAGTGACTTTAAACCACTACTACCAACACCCCTAGAAGCTAAATCAGCTTGGTTTTGTCTATTTGCAGCATAAGCATTTTCTGCCACAGTAGCTCTACCAGTATTAAAATTTTTTCTAGTATCTTGTCTATTTGAACTTATTTGGTTCATCAAGTTATTAAAATTAGTTTCTAAAGAACTTTTAGTAGTGCCATATGTTCTGTTTGCAACATCTTCTTCGCCTTTAAGATAAGATAAATCTAGAGCACCTAATTGCTCTCTAGCATAATCTTTTGCACTTTGTGCCATAAAAACACCTACTTTCCTATATAGATTATAACATAACAAATAAAAAAAGTCTAATGTATAGACTTCTTTATTTATCAATCTTTGTCTGTAATAAGTCTGCTGTACCACCAGCACCAGTTGCAGCAAAGAAACACAAAACTAATGATTGTAATAAATTAGGTTCTACTTTAGTAAAATAGCAAATTAACCCACTAATTAAACCTATCAAGACATTTTGAATTGGTATAAATTTATTAGGTATGCTGTCAACAAAAATTTTTGTTATAGAACCTAAAATATAAGATATAATACCTACAATAATAACATAAGTTACTTCCATGTTATACACCCCTTATTTTTCTATATCATTTATACTAAACCATCCAGTTACAGCTCTAGGATCATTTACATTTCCTTTGTCATATTGGTTTAATGCATATCTATTAGGTCTAGAAGTGTTACCAGCAATCATAATTACCTTCATCTTTTGATTAACAAAGTTCTTAGTCTTTGCACCTTCACCAGTACTAGAAGCAGTTCCAACACCATTTACTATAACTGTATCTCCTAAAGCTATCTCCTTTTTAGGTTTTGGTTGTTCAGGCTTAACATCTGGTTTTGGTGGCTCTACTGGTTTATCTTGTTTTGGATAACCATTAAAACCTTTTTCTATAATAATTGAAGGATAATCTATATAACAATAATCTTGGTCTACAGTTTGTCCTGCTAATATAGGACTTCTTTGTAAATTAGTTTCTCCACCAAATTGCCACATTGTATCAGATAAAAATGTTTTTGGTTTTGATTTAACCCATGCTGCCAACCATTTATCATAGTCCTTTACTCTATCTAAGTCTATCCAATTATTAAACCAATCTAAATTAGCATATATACCAACATAATAACCTAATTTTTCAAGTGTTTCACAGAAACCAATAATACCATCTGTTATTTTTTCTTTACCAGCATTTCTTAACCATTGTTTACCACCTGTGTCATCTTCTACATCAATGTATATAGGATAATCAAATTGTTTTCCTTTTAAACAATTTTCATACATCCAGTTAGCTTCATCTACACCCTTCTGATATGTGTTTGCACATGAGAACCAGTAAGCACCTACACCTATTCCTCTTTCTTTACATTGATTATAAAAGTTGTCAAATTGAGTGTCTTTTGCTTTTGAAACACCATTACCGTAACCAGTATATCCAGCTCTTAGAATAGCAAATGCAACACCTTCGCTTTTTAAAGTATCAAAATTTATCCCTGCACTATGATGACTTAAATCAATTCCGAATTTTTCCATAACAACATCTCCTTTTTATCAAATTATAACATATTATTTTATTTTTATCAATGATCCTATAAATCCTATTATTGCACCTATTATGGCAGTAATAATATAAGTAATAATACTATCATATCTCTTAACTGGTTTTTCCTCTATTGTAGTAATTCTACCATCCATTTTGGTTTGTTCTTCTCTCATATATTTCATCTCTACAGCAAGTTTTTCAGTGGAAATAGCTATGCTGTTAATCCTATCAAAGACCTTTTTAAGGTCTTTGACATCATTCTTTAAATCATCAAATTCTTGTCTGGTGATTACATTTTCTTTCATATTCTGACACCCCTCAGCCTTTCTCTTTTTTATTAACTATTATACAAAATATTTATTGGTAATGGTTGGTAAAGTTTTTATTTCTGACATTTTTCCACTTCCTTTATTTTAATATCCTTTTATACTTGTTATTATTAAGCCATTATATGGATTAAAAATAGTAACAGCTCCAGCATCAGATATAGCCATTTGTTTACACTTTTCTAAATATGCAGTTGCTCCATTAAGTTTAACCAATCCTTCTGTAAAGTATCCACCTGTTGCACCTATATGCCCCATATCTAATAGAACATAAAATGCTGAACTTTTGTTATCTATGTATTCACTTTTAAATTGGTTATCTACTTTATATTCTATTTTAAATTTATTAAATAAAGAAATATCTGCATTTAATTGTGCAGTTCTGTCTGCATAAGTATTATAAGAAAAAGGAGTACTTAGTAATTCAACACCATTTTCAAAATATCCTTTTTTTGTATCATTCACTATAAATGGTGATTGGTCTGTAATATTTATATTGGAATGATAAATATGACCACCATTACATTTTATACATGCAGTTACTATACTTGTAAATGAGATATTGTCTAAAGTTAAAAATGATTCAGTATTTATTATTCCATGAGATGCTTCTGACATACTACAATTTTTAACAAAAGCAATACAATTATCAAAAGTAAACGCATTCTGTTTATTTACTAAATCTTGAGACTTTACATAGTCTACATTTGTAATATATACATTTGAATTTCTACAACTTATTCCTCTTTGTTCAAAACTCATTTCAATAGTCAAATTATCAATAACCACATTCATACAATTATATATTTGTAGTCCTCTTTTTAATACAACACCGCTTTTACTTTCTCCTATTATTTTTACAGTGTTTGTCACACCAAAAATATTAGAATTATTATTATTTAATCCACCAACACTATTATATATTCCATTAGCTAAATGAATTGTGTATATTATTCCATTATCTTTGCTTATTGAACCGATTGCTTGGTTTAATTCCTTAAATGGATATGTTGATGAACCATCTTGTCTTTCAGCACTATAATTTTCTGAGTCTACATATATATCAATAGATTTATATCTTGTATTTGCATTTCCAATAGCATTTGTACCTTTTATTAATTCTATATTATTATTTGCTGATGAAAATTTAATATTATCTAAATTATACCCTGTTACATATATATTTGCTCCCATTTTTTTCATATCATCATAAGTTCCTGAACCAGCAGATTTATCCAATTCCAAATCTTTAATTGATATGATTTGAATAGCATTAAATATTTTTAAATATTTAATTATATCATAAGTTGATGTTACTTCTGTGTCTATTCCATGATGCCCCATTTTATATAAATGTATTGGATTTGGAAAAATACCTTGATTATAAAAATATTGAACAGCAGGTCTTCCACAATCTCCTAAAAACATTGATGTTATATCATAATGATTAAATATCGCAATCATTGATGTTTCATTATAGTTTGTGCTTATGTTGTTATATGCAAAAACATCATTTGTATTATAAAGTTTAAAACTAAAATATTCATTTATTTCTATTTTTTGTCCTTCAGTTGGGTTAATATAACTTAAATTTTCATCATTTATTTTTTGCATAGTTGATAGATAATAAGGATATGCAGAATTAGAAGACCATAATGTTGTATCAAATGTTGGAAAATACATTATTGTATTTTTATCAATATAACCATTATCAACTAAATTAATAAAATTACCAACATGGTCATCATGAAAATGGGTTAATATAAAAATATCAAAGTGTGTTATTTCATTTTCATCAATAGTATTTTTAAATGATTCCCAATTTATTGAATGTGTACAATCAATCAATATATTCTTATCATATGCTTGAATAATAGTATAATCACCAGTTACGGCATCTTCATAATTTGGAAATATATATGTTACTTCACCAGTTATTTCTTTTAATTTTTTCCCTTGCCTTGCACTTAAAGGTTTATCTGATGCTGTACTTTCTAAGTTGTCTACTATATCATCAACTCCAACACCACCTGAAACAAGTTTTTGCCAGTATTCTGCATTTGTTGGTACTATTCCTTGTACTGGTTTTAGTGCTACATAAGAACTACCTTGATATAGCACTACATCTAGTTTTTCGTATTCTGTTTCTGAATTATAATCTCCTAATGGATTTAGTCCTACTGGACCTAATGTTTTTATTTCTGACATTTTTTTCACCTCTCTATATTCCATTTGGTATAATTGGTTGTTTATTAGAAAATGCACAATAACAATTATTTATTTTTACTGATTGTAAATCTTTAATACCAATAATTACATCAACACTAGTAGCATTTGACAAATCAACATTTATTTTAGAAATGTCATATATTCTATTCATATTAGTATTTAAAGTATAAACGTAATCTGTAATAGTTCCATTTGTGATTATTCCATTAGTACCTCTAAATCTTAAACCTAAAGAAATATATAAGTTATCTTCACTATTAACTTTTTCAAAATTAGAAAGTATAGATATAAATTTAGGTAGTGTAGTAAATGTAATGTTTTTATAAACTAATAAATGTAAACCTGCTGCTGTTTGAGCTGTAAATACATTATTATTTAAAGTTACATTACTTGGTATTGTCCATTGAGTAAAATCACTAGGAAATGGAATTTTATTGTCTGAATTTTCATTGTATTTTATATCATTTAAGCAATTTATTTCATATAATTGTGAAGTCTTGTAACCTTTAACTCTTATTCCATTAAAGAAATTATCAAATATACAACTATTTTTTACTTGCACGAATGATTGAATAAAATAAATTTTATCTGTATAGCCAGTTATTTTATTGTTAATAAAACTAATATTTTCTATAATATCTTTATCTCCTGCATGATTTAATTTTCCAATTCTTATACCTCTTGGAACTTCAGAAGTTAAAGATGGAGCATATTCTATAATATTATTTTCGATTATTCCATTAGATATATAATAATCTATATCAATACCATTACCTACTAAATAATTATTTGATATAATAAAATTTTTATACCCAGTTATTTCATCTAAAGATGTATAATCACCCTGAATACGTATGCCATACCCATCAGTATATTTACAAGTGCAATTACTTATTTTAGCATTTTTTCCGTCCATTAAAACAATTCCATGCTCTCCGTTATTATTTGCTATACAGTTGTCAATCACGACATTATTTACAGCATTGGTAGCTATTCCACCGTTAGCGTTATTATTTGCTATACAATCTTTAATAATAACTTTATCATACAATTCACCATCAAATCTGTGATAACTTACTAACCCAGATGAAATTGTTTCACCATTTATTCCGTTATTAGAAAATTCAGAATTTTCAATAATCATATTAGTATGTTCTGATTTTGCATTAAGATGTAAACCTTGAGCTATATTATTTATTACCTTTGAATTTTTAAATATTACATCTTTTGCACATAAAAACACAACTGAATTTAATGAAAAATTATTTTCATTTAAATATCTCTTTGCATTTTTAAAAATACAATTATTTATATTTAAATAGTTATTATCACTTGAAATATTAATACAACCAATAGCATTACTATCACAATCAAATGTAATATCATCAATTTCAACTTTGTTATGAGGTATAGACATATATTTATCATCTAATAAATTAGTAGCTTTAAATACAGATTTATTACCTTTTAAAATATTATTATCTATTGATAATGTATCTGATATTAAATAAGTTTTATTATCAAAATATATAGGTTTATTTTTTACATATTTTAAACAATTAGATATATATTCATAATCATCATCAATTCCATTACCTTTAGCACCAAACTGGCCAACATTTGCACTATCATTTATAACCAAAGTAGCATATAACCCATTTTCAAGTTCTTCTTGATAATCAATTTCACTTTCAACATTTGTTATTTTATAAGTTGCTCCACCGCCATCATTAACTGAATAATAACCTAGTGTTTGTACTGACATTCCATCTTTTAAATCTGCTAGCTTCATATCAGCAACGGTATCAAATACTTGAACTATTTCTTCTTTCTTTGCTCCACCACCTATTAATTGCCAATACTCCGTATCTGTTGGAAGTATGTTATGTGATGGTTTTATTGCCATATATGTACTATCATTATACAAAACTGTATTTAGTTTTTCATAATAAGCTTCTGCACTATATTCTCCTTTTGGTTCCATTGCTACTGTTCCTAAAACTTTTGTTGATAGACTACTCATCAGTCATCACCACCTCTAATTTATTTCCATTTAATCTAAAATCGTAATCTCTAACATTTCTAGAGTAAGATGCTATTAATTTACCATTTACTACATCAAAATATGTAAAAGCTGCATCTTCAATTTCTTCTTTTGCTCTTTCCAATTCAACACTTAAATTTTCAGATGTTTCTTGTGTAGCTTCATCAACTACCTGTTGTTTGTCTTCATCAGTCCAATAGTCTACACCTCTAATTGGTGGACTAAAGTCAGCAAACAGAGCATCAATATATGCTTTTGCTTGCTGAGAAGATGGTATTTTATTATCATCTGACTGTAATGTTTCATCTAAAGCTCTAGAAAGTGTTGCACCATCCAATTTTTCTGCATTTCCAACTGACTTTTCACCATTTTGTAGTCTTTGGATGTCATAATAGTTTTCATTAACAGCTGTTTTTAATATAGAAAGCATATTATTAATATCCGTATGTTGGTAAACTTGACCATCTTTATATGTTGGATTTAAATCTGCTTCTCCAATTCTTTTATATAGATCTTCTTCCATAGTTCTCACCTTCCTTAATCTTCTTTTACCTTTCCTAGCTTACATACAAAGCCGAAACTCTCAATACTTAAATAATCTGAACTCATACCATAAATCTTCAATGAGAAGTTCTTTCCTTTACAAGGAATTACTAATTTTTTAGTTTGATAAGAACTTTCACCAAGTTTAGTCCTGTCCAACCTCATGTTTCCTAATAATGATATTTTTTCATCAAAACTTAATTCTCTACCTTCTGAATAGTCATAAACTACTTGACCTGTTGTGTCATCAATATAATATCTGTATTTCAATGGGTCGTTTACTAGATGACCATCAACATAAACTTCACAGAAGAACTCTTTATAAGCATATCCACCTAAACCTTTAATAAATATATTTTTAAGTTTTTTATTATGGATTGGGTACTGTAAATTTATACCTTTTGTTTCTAGTTCTATTTCCATATCCTTACCAAATTCATCATAAGTTGTATCAAATTCAAATATATCATTTTCATATATTGGAGCTGGGTTAGGACTCTTATTTATTGTTATCTTTAAATTATATAAAATACCAGCAAATAAATCATCACCTGGTCTATTTGATTTACCTATAAAATTACTTCTTCTGATAACATTAGATATACCACCATAATTAAATTCATCAGTTACAACTGGAATATCATCACAATAAAGAGTTAAAACATAATTTTTACCATTATCTATTACATCATATTTCCATTTATGTTTTTCTAGAAGATTTATGTCGTTACTTGTAATATTAGTTCTCTTTTTAGAAATACCATAGCTTTCAAATATTAATGTATTAGTTTTATCTATTTTACCACAATTTATACTACATTTTAAATCTCCAAGATTACCAGTATTGTAATCATTTGCTAAATCTATTATCTTAGATATTTGAGTTATATTATCAAATTTACATTCAAATTCTATAGAATAACCGTTTGAAAATGGTACATTTGAACTTAATATAGGTATTGTAAAGTAAGCTGTCTTTCCATCTAGTTTTACACCTTCTTCGACTACCCAATCAATATTTCCGATAAGACTACCTGTTAAGTTATTTCCTGATTTATCTAAAATAACCGTACCTTTACCTGCATCAAAATCATAGACTAAAACTTTTCTATTATCATTTAATATTATTTGGAAATCGTTTATATCACCGATTATACCATAACCTATAGTTGAAGCATCTCTATTACTATTTACAATAGTATCTTCTGGAACTTGTACTTCACCAAATATATCATTATCAATATATATTGTAACTGTATAGTATTCACTACCTTTTTCATAGACTACTTTTATACTATGTTCTCCTAATATTGACATATCATTATTTTCAACATCAACACTATATTCTTCATATTCGCTATTACAAATTACTTTTAAACTGTGCTCGTTATTTATTTTTATTGCTAGGTTCTTATAGCTTAAATTTAGCATTTGTTCTAAAACAACATTGTAAGTACCACTTATTGAAAAAGCATTCCAATTTGTAACTTGAACATTCCTACTTACTGGTAAAGTAATATTAAATCCAGCTATTTCAACATTTTCTCTATATACTCCTGCAAAAGTAGCTCTAAGATTCCATGTAGCATCAATACCAATCTGTGGTTGACCATCATAGTAAATGTCTTGTACTTGAGTTCCTGCACTATAATCATTTGCTCCACCACCACTATCACTTATACTAGGAGTAGTATGATCATGTCTAGTACCATTTATCCAAGCCCATAATGCTCTAGAACCAATGTATAAGGAAGTGTTACCAGAAAGATGACCATATGGTGTATAGCTTAGTCTACAACCATAGTCTGTTGGTGTAGCTGTACCTGTAAATCTTATTCCTAATGCACTACCAAATTGTGAGTCCATTGTTACATCAAATGATGTAGCTGCACCTTTTTCCCTTCTAGTTGAGTAAGTTGGATAATAACTAGATACATTTAACTTCCAATTATGACTATACTGTGCATCTCCTTGATTAATAACGAATGAACCTGTTTTTACATCTCTATACAATGATGATCCTAAATTATAATTAAAACTAGTTTCTGGTATCAATGTAAGGTTACTTGTTGTATCTTTTAGTGAAAATCTACCACTTTGTACAGCATTAATATTTGTATTCTGTCTATGATATCTTAAAGTATAATAAACAGTTACTGTTCTATTAGTATTATCTGGAGCTGTGTTACATATTAATTCTGCTTTATAACCATGTGACCAATTAGTAGATATTGTAAAACTTTGATTAGTTGCTTGACCTGTTGCTATAGCTTGTTTTAAATTATACAAAAAAGCTTCACTATTAAAATTTGTAATATTGGTATCAGCCAATATTTTTAGTCCATTTTTAAAATTAAAACTAGAATTAATTACACTTGTTTTTATGTAGTTATTGTTACCATCTAGTTTTACACCAATACCAGGTTTGATAATCATAGAACCTACTGCTTCTGCATTATAATTATTACCAGATTTATCTTCTACAACATTGTTTTCTAAATCTGCAAAATCATATTCTAGAAGTGTTTCTTCGACAGAATATTCTTCTTTTTGAGGAACAGTACAATATGATTCTATTGCTCCATCTAACATAAATAAAAATGTAGGTTTTTCTGTAAATCTAATTTCTGTAAATGCTTTCATATCATAGTTATATACCAAAACATCTAGATTATTTAAAGCAGCTATATCCCCTTGTTCATAAGCTGTGTTAAAGAATAACATATATTTATCTTTATATCTTATTGCATATGAATATTCACTAATTCCATTATATCTAACAGCTGGTTCAGTAAGTTCTCCTAAATACATTGTAACATTTGATGTAAGGCTTTTTACTTTTGTATCTATTTCCTTAACATTCTCAAATGTAATACTATTTGAACTGTTACCATATGCAGCACTAGATATTAATTGATATAAACCTCTGGAACTTGCGAAATATAATACATTTTCTATTGGAACTATAGTATGTGGGGCATGGCATCCAATACTTAGGTTTAATGGAACTACTTGGAAGTCTGCATCACCAAAAGCATTAGACATTTTATAAATTCTGAATTTAGTAAATATCACATAAACATTCCTAAAAAATATAATTTTTGTTATTTTATCTGTTGGTTCTATTGGTAACGATACATAATTATAATTTGGTACATAATGAAAATTATTTAATTCACTAAACCATATAGTATCATCTTTAAAATATACAGCTCTATTGTACATTTCTAACATTTCATAATCACCAATATTAATGTTTGTTATGACTTTAATTTCTTGATCTACAGCACCAACATCATAATAATCATAATAATCGTTAATATTAGCATTTGTCTTTTTTATTTTTATTTCAACATTACTTGTAGGAACAGTTGTAAATGATACATTATACACTTTTAACCCTGCTGTGCTAGAAGAAGTATTTGCTGTTACATTTGCACTTCTTTCATATTCTCCCTCTTTGAATGTTACCTCAAAGCCATTATCTGTACCAGTATATAATATATTAAGTTTAAAACTACCACTATTTGGAATTACTGTTGTAGGTTTATCATCCATTGTTGTTAAGTAAATACCTTGAATACTATCAGTTGATAATCCTTGATAATCTACCCAATGTAATGGGTCATCTCCTAAAATATTAAATCCAACTTTTCTGATTTCCATAGGACTTGGTTTATAAGCATTATTTGGCTCCTGACCAATTCCTGAACCATAATAACTAAATGTGTCAGTTTTTCTATCAAAACATACAAGACCTTTATTATTATTTGTGAAATATATTTTATCAAAAAATTCTATAGTATTTATATTAGTTAAATTTCTATCCCATTTGAATATAACTGGTAGTTCATTTACGGATTCTGTAAGAACTATTGTCTCTGTTTCAGTGGGTTGGTTATTAGCATCATATTCTAATGGTGGTAATGTACATGTATATAACCATGATTTAGATATATTATCTGATTTATTAGTTGTTATTATTAACATTTTAAATGTATTGTTTTGACTACCATATAATTCTTGATATTTTCTATATGCTCTATCCCCAGTAAATGCTGATAAATTCCTAAAACAATTATTATCATTTTGTAACATTTTTATATAAACTATATTATCATTATAATCTTCTGGATTTGGATATGCTTCTGTTCTATTTTTAACTTCTGGTGTTTCACTAAATTTAGCAAAAATCTGAGATACAGCTGTAAGTTTACCAAATCCCATTCTCTTATACAATGAACCTCTTTTATCCATTGTAAAATTTACTATGGATTTGAACTCATTATCTGGACTACTATCATCACTAAAATCAGTATTAATACCCCCAATTAATTGGTCTATAAGATAACTTAGTTTATTCTCAGAATTACCTCTATATGGTTGGTATCTTCCCATCTAATTCACCTACTTTCTAATAGCTTCCCCCATTACCATTACTTCCAAAAAATCCTATATTTATAGCTTCTGATGTGTCTATTCCATATACTCCACCATAGCCTATACTATTTATATACTCACCAGATATACCATTTACAGTATCACCATTTTCGTACTGTTCAACTAATTTACCTATACTATCCTTAAAAGAATTAAGAGCTTTATAAAACTCATCAAGATACCTATCAGCTTCTGATAAAGAACTATCATTCATTTTTATACCATAAGATAAATATGGACTTATCATATCTAATTGATGAATTGGTGGAATAGCTGTATAGTCTACTGTTGTATTTTCATAAAAAGGAAATAATGTATTACATTCTACATTAATTCTAGAAATTGCTTTGTTGGCTAAACTTAATATATTTTCAACAGAAAAATTCTCATCAGTAAAGATCGCAGAGTTTTTTGTAATTTCTGCTAATGTCATATAATCACCTTCTTTATCATAATTATAACATAAAAAAAGTTTATAGTAAATAAACTATAAACTATTGACCAGTTCTATCTTCTATTTGGACTTTTGGGGTGTTACTTTCTGATACTTCATGTATTTTTTCCATAATCTTATCATAAACAAATTTAGGAAATTTTTGAACAGAACCATCAAATCTTACTGTTACTGGAATTGCATTATAAAGGAATGTATATACTTTACCAAAATATTGAGCATATATTTTATCTCCTCTAAATTCTACAACTTCATCTGACTTACATTTTTCCAACATAAAATTCATTTTTTCTTTAATATAAATTTTCTCTGCTTCATTTGCACTCAATTCATTATTAGCATCAATAGCTGCTTTAAGTGCTGCTGTTGCAGCTGCTGCTTTAAGTGCATCATCTGCTTTTTTGACACCTTTACTATTTTCTTTTGTAACAGGTTGTTTTTTGGTTTCTTTTTTAATATCTGTTTTAACAACAGTTGTATCATCACTATTATCTAAACCTAAATCTTTATCAGTTAAAACTGGTTTATCATTATTTATTTCAGCCATTTTCCATTTCTCCTTTACTATATTATACTAAATAATATGATAATTGTAAACCCTTAATAAAAAGACTATATTATTTATAGTCTTTATCAACATTAGATACTCTTACATTTGTTATAATTATTATTGTGATGCAGGTTTACCGATTGAATCACCTGACCAGTCACTTACATATACATCATATCCAGATGCAGAATAAACTCTTGTAATTGAAACTGGGTCTGTTACTTTAGCACCAGTCCACATTTTGTAACCAAATGTAGCTTTTTGTCCTAATGGATCAGCTTTATCAGCAGTAAATCCTGTGTCATAGAATTTAACATTTCCATTACCTAATTTGATTACCATATATGGGTCTCTACCTAAAACATAAGAAGTATAAACATTTACTGAACCAGAATTTGCATTTACTGGGCAAATTAAACTATCAGTAAAATACATACCATATGCTTTATATTTAGCTAGAGTTCCTTGTTTAATTGGACCATTTTCACTACCAGGAACAAGTAATTTATTTACTAAAACTGGGTCATCCAATAAGTCATTCATTACATTTGGATGTAATACACCAATGAATGCTCCACCATATCTTCTATGACCAGTTCTATTATGGTTTGTCATAGATAGAGCAACAACTCTGAAATCTTTAAATGTTACGATATCACTTGCATCAATATCATTAACAGCAGTATTACCAGTACCAACAAAATATTCTGATGCATCAGCAAAACTGTCTATAATATTTCTTTCACGAACCTCAGCAGCATGTCTAGCTAATTCAGGTTGATAAATAGTTTTAATATTATCAAAGTGAACATCAGCAGCTACATCTGTTTCTTCCATTAACACACCATATTGATTAACAACACCACTAACTTTATGAGCTTCTGGTTTTAATGCTGTTGGAGCAACACCTTCTGTTAATCTATGTTTTCCTGTACTATCATAAGGAATATGATTATATCTACGAACTGTAAAAGTTGTAGTTCCTTCATGTAGAGGGATTGAAACTTCTGTTCCTAATTCACTAAATACAAAATTAGATTTTTCTAATTTAATCATTTCTAAAATTCTTTTTGACCAATATTCGTTTTGGCTTATACCATTTCTCTGAAGTACAGCCAATGTAGTATTTGCAGCAGGCATATTTTTCACCTAACCTTTCTTAAATTTAATCATAAAAATTATCAGCTTTATATTGTTTCATTTCTCTTGCAATAATATCATCTAATGATACACTACCATCTGGAGTAGTACCATTATGTTTTTCATCACTAAGATTATCTAATGTCTCTAATTTGTCAATTTGTTTTTGTTTTGAAAACTCAGCAATTTTATCTGATAACACACCCTTAATAAGAATTTCTGGATTAGGTATTGCTAGTAAGGTATCAACTGAAAACCCTGCTTCTTCTAATTTATTAAAAATTTCATTTCTTCCATCTTCTCCTAAATTATAATCAGCAACAGCTTTATCAACAGCATTTCTGAAATTAGCAGCCTTGTTCATAAGTTCAGTCTCATTTTGTTTTTTCTCCAACTCAGCAATTCTTTTATTACTTTCTTGTAGTTGAGAATACAATACAGGATCAAGTCCTTTGTCTTTGGCTTCTTGTTGAACTCTTGCTTTTTCATAGTCTGCCTGAAATTTTTTAATATCAGTATACCCATACTGAGCAGCTAATTTATTTAGAAATTCAGTTTCTTCATTTTTCTCATTTAATTTATTCTTTAAATCTGAATTTTCCTTTCTCATCTTACTAAATGCAAATTCTTTTTTATCATCTGCACTTGGTTTAGTATCAGATTTTTCTTGGTTTTCATCAGAACTATCTGCATCATCATCATTAGTATTTTCATCTTCATCAGAATTTAGATTTTCATCATCTTCTGGTTCTTGATTAGTTACATCTCCACTTGTTTCTTCAATATTTTCGCTATTATCATTAGCCTGTTCATCGTTTAAATGAAACTCACTATCTAGCATAGCATCAATATCTTCTACACTATTCAACTCATTGTTCATATTTATCTTCCCTTCTCCCACATAATTATTTTGACTTGCTACGGTACAAGCTCTAAATATGACTAAACTGAAATATTACTATCTCATCAAAGACATTATACAATAAATTTGTAAAATTGTAAATAATAAAAATTAAAAAAGCATATTTCTATGCTTCTTGTGGTAATTGCATTTGATTTAACATTGTTGTTTCTTCCCCTTCTAATTCTTGTGCTAGACCATTTATATCAGCTTGTCCTTGTGGTGAAGCCATCAGTGTTTGGGTAGCATCATCCATTTGTTGATTTGCTTGTTCTATCTCTTGCTGTGTTGCTTGTTCTATAAATCTCATAACTTCTTGAACAGCTGGAGTATCTTTTTGATTTGCGATAATTTCTGCCATAGCTTGTTGTAATAATTCTGGATCAGCTCCAACTTCCATACCTGATTGATATAATTGTGTAATTGCATTTGCTTTAGTTTCAGCATCTTGGAAAGTCAATGAGTTGTACCTATCAATTATTTCATCTTTTCTTTCTATATCAGAATTTTTAATAATATCTCCTACTGTTACTGTTTTAATTGGAGTGTCATATTGTCTTTCTAATTGGAATATCTGTAATAGTAAATCTTTTTGTCTTTCTCTGTTATATGGAGTCTTTGTTTCTAGTTCTATGTAATAGTTATAGTTTGTATGGTCTTTCATAGCTTCTTGTTTTGGTAGTTTTACCTCTGTAAATTTATATTTACCATCTGGTTGTTTACCATCATTATAAGATAATGTCTCACCAGCATATACTCTTTTTATGTATTCTACAATTATTTCAGTTATATCTTCTATAAATTCCTTAATATTTAATAAGACTTTATTTTCAATAATTGTTGCTCTGCTTATAGCATTTTCAGTACCACTCTTTGTATTACCAGCAGTACCAATGTCTCCTAAGAATTGGTTAGTACTTCCTGTTATTTTATCTATCTGACTGATATAGTCATTTTTAATGGCTATTGTATCATTTTTAATCTGTGGTGGTACTACAGGTTTTATTGCATTATCTAAGTTTCCATCTACAGCATAAACAACACCTGGAGCTCCATTAGCTTTTGCGACCATTGTTGGATCAACACCACAACCCTTTCTAACCATCATACTAGGAGCTGCATAAGCTATAGCTGTATTCGTTATTGCACTTTCTATAGATGTAACAGCTTTCTGTAATGATATTACACTATCCATAAGTGATAATCCATAACAACTTTGAGCAGCTTTTTGCCATCTTATCTGAGCTATTGGGAATATTGGAAAATCCATATCTTTTTTACCAACTATAACCCCACTTACAATAACAACTTTTTCAAGTTTACCTTTTTTCTTACCATAGTATGTAATTATAGTTCTAACATCTTCTTGTTCAGTAGTGTAGTCATTATCATAATAAACTTCACCTCTATCTTGTGGGTTAAATGTATCTGCTGTGTTTTCGATATTAGCTAATTGTGGATATTTTTCTTCAACTTCTTCTTTACCCATTCTATCTGTTACAAAAATATATCTTGCCTTTTTGAGACTCCTTGCATTTGGATCGATAAATATTCTAGCTGGTTCTATAGCATAAGCTTCCATTTTTCCTAATATCTTTTTACCCTTTGTACCTACTGATGCATTTTTATTTACGATTATGTGTACATAGCTTTCTCTGACAACAGCACAAGTTCCTATACATTCACGAACAAGATCATCCATCTTCATTCTTTTCCATTCTCTTTTATAAACTTCTGCAAGTTTATCAACATTATCAACATCTTCTATACCTAATGGTATTAATTCACCAATATAATCATTTGCTAATAATGATGCTACACGATTATCAATAGATACTGATGCATGAGGAGTATTCATGTTTACTACCCATGGTGTCTCATTTTTATATTTCTTTAATAAATGTTGGTTTCCTTGATAAAATGCCATATTCTCAGCATATACATCTTTTCTTGAACTATTGAAATTTTTAGCCTTTTCAAATTTATCTAAGTAAGGTTTGGATTTTTCTAGTTCTATAGACATATCCAATATCTTTGGTTCTTTTTCATTATTTTTGTTATCCATTATTTTTCACCTTCTTTATTAATATAATCCTTTACATAATCTGGAGCTCCATCCAAATAAACACCTGTACCCAATGAACCTGTTTCTAATTCTTGGATTCTTTTTTCTAGTTCATTAACTCTTAGGATTAACTTATCAATTTTTTCTACTAAATCTTTTTCCATATTACCACCTCTTTCTAATTCATACTATACATACCAAGACCATATACTCCACCATCATTAATACCTAAAATATCACTTATGTCTGTGTCTGGCTTCAATCTATTTATTAAATTTTCTTTACTACTAATAATCGTAGAATTATGTATGTTATAACATTCCTTAAAATCAAAAGGTAAACCCATGCATAAATATCTTAAAGCATCCATTAAGTGGTTTCTTCTGTCTACTGGAACATCTTCTTGTGTTCCATCCTTAGCAACCTTCCATATATAGTCTCCTGCTTCTTCTTTCATATTAACACAACTAGCAAAAAACTTTAATTTACCCATATACATAAAGTCTCTAACTCTATCTATACCATCCATTATAGAATTATTTCCTTCTTCTAACCATATACCACTTACTTGATAGAAGTATTGTTGATAACTCACGCCATCTCTATCACTTTTATTTCTTACTGATGGGTCAGCCTGTATTCCTTTATACATCCTACATCCATCAATCATCTCCTTAATTCTTCTTGCATGGAATGTTATTGCTTTTTGTGATTCATAGTATTCATCATAAATATAACAAATACCAGTATTAGGGTCTATCGCCCCACAAGCTAGACAAGTAGCATCAGACCAACCTTTATCGAATCCAAATATTCTTATCCATTCTTTAGGTATTGGAAAAGGATCAACTATATTGTCTACATATTCTGGGTACACAGCACCTTCTTTTACTTCCAAATAACAATAAATGTATTTTCTTATCCACTTTTCACTCTTACCAACACAAGTATCTGCAATAAATGTATTAGGTAAATATTTATTATCAACAGTTGCTGATAAGAATGAATGGTATGAACTTTCTGGTTTTTTAGTTTTAAGTTTATCATAAGATGATGTATCTACACTTTTACTAGCAAATATCCTACCAGACCTTAATAGGAACTCATCTCTTATCCATCCTTCTTCTGGGTTACTTTCTACAATACCCATAAATTTGTGTTCAACTTCATAACCTGCTTTATCTTTAATAACAGCAGCTCTATTTCTCAAACGAGTTTGTAATTGTGTAAAGATATTATATGCAACACCAGATGCTTCTATTATCCAAAAAGCTGTAAGGTTTAACGACCTTATTTTTTCCTCATCGTTACTAGCATATACAACTATTTCATGACCGTTAGTTAATGTATATTTTGGTAATGGAGTTTTTGTCTGCTTAAGTATAAACCATGGTGGAAGAAATTTTTCTAATTCTGGAAGAACAGCCTCTCTAACCTGTTGTAATGACTGAGCAGTTATAAGAGTCCTACCATTTGATATACCAAATGCATGACTTGATATTTCGGCAGCTCCCATTGTAGTTTTACCACTACCATACCCACCAATATTTAATCTAAATTTTGCTTTTGACTTATGAAAGTTTACTTGATGTGGAGCTGGTTTATAGTCAATAAGTGTTGCTAAACAAGTATCACATCTTCCATAAAAAACACTCTCATGTACTTTAATTTCTCCACCACATAGAGGACACTTATATAATTTGTACTCATCATCAGAATATCCTTTAAATACTAAATCATCAACTTTCATTATTCAAAATCCACCTTTTCTGGTAAACGAATTAATATTATATTTGAATTATTAATTACTGGACCCCTATTTTCCATAGCCTTCTTAATATTGACAGCATTTTTATCACCTTCCATAAGTCCTGTATCAGCAACATTCATAATCTTTTCATCTCTGAATGATTGAATATATTTTCTAACTACTGGATAGTTTAAGAATTCCTTCCATGTATCTACTCCAACTGGTATTGTATTATTCATTTCAATAGAAGTTTTATTAATATTTTCATCAAATTTTTCCATAAATAGAGTAGCAAGAGATAGATAGGACATCTTTTGTTCTCTATTTTCTTTTTTATTTAATGTTTCATCCTTCTTAATTAAGTCTAGAAGAACATTATTCTTCTTCTTAATTTTCTTTTTTATATCATCTTTTTCCACAATTTCACCACCAAATTCTATTTAAATTATATACCATTTTATAGATTTTTACAACAAAAAGGGGAGTATAAATACTCCCAACCAGTTGAAATGGAATTGATGATGCAACCGAGTACTAAAATTAAAAAATCTTATTACTCATTTATATTATATATTATATAATCGAAAAAGTAAATAAAAAGTAGACTAAGTGCACTTAGTCTACAACGAAAGGAGCTTAGTTAGAGTAAACAAACAAAACACAACTATTATTAGAATAGGAGGACGAAATCTAATAGTTACCCTAACATATCAATTATATAACAAAAAGTTAATATTGTAAATATAAAAAAGACTATTTCTAGTCTTTTATATTCTCCATGCACATCTCATTATTCTATCTGATGGGTCGAAAGTATCAAAGATTGTTCCATCGATAATAGCTGTTATATGATTCGGCATAGTTACAGCATATCTTCCATATGGATGTTCCATAGCGAATTCTCCGACACTTTTTGAATAATGACATTCTCTAGGATATCTATCATCTAGATAATCTTCTACAAATTCTACATTGTCTGTCATGTACCCATCCTTAGATGAGAAATGCACAAGTTCCTTATAAACATCTTCCCAACTTCTATTAGTGAGCAAAGATAAACTTCTAATAACACAATCCTCGATATTTCTATTCATAGGATTTCTATTATAATATTTATACATTCATTAGTTCTTTAGCTTTACTGAAATGTTTTCTAACTATTTCTTGCTCCTCTGGAGAAGTTGCTGTTTCTTTAATATACTTTATTAATTTATAGTTATAATGTAACATAGCATCTAGGTCTTTTAAACCATCTTCTTTAGCTCCATAATTTCCACCAGCATTAAACTCGTTTCTATCATCTTCATAAGCTTCATAACTACCTCTCATACCATCCATATAGCTTGATGCTCTATATTTAGCATCTACACCCCTACGGTTGTATTCATTATATACATTATATCCATTATAACCATAACCACGATTATACTCGTTTCCATATCCGTTCATACTCTTTATCTCCTTTAAATCTTTATAAATATCCACTACTTTAAACATTTCATCTTTATCTAAAGTGTGAAAATCTTGTTTACTTTTCTTTTCAATAAATCCTTCAACTTTTTTCATCAATTCATCCATTCTTAATCTCCTTTCAAGAAGTTCTATTATTTGTTCATTTTGTTTTACAATCTTTTCTAGATAGTCTTGGTTTTGATGTTGTAATTCCCTCATCAAGTCACCATTATTAAAATCTTTAAATAAGACATCTAGATTAACTACTTGTAGTAACAAAGATGCAATATCTGCTGGATTAGCTATCATTAATTAGTAGTTCTTGATAGGTTGAATGTAGCATTAGTAATGATTGGTGCTTGTGTAACAATAGGTGTTGTAGGATCTGTTGGTGTTGGTACACTTCCTACTGCTCCAACAGTTAAATTTGTATTACCACATTTACATACTTGAAGTTTTCTATTGAAAGACACAGTTTCATAATCTCCTGCTGCTGCAATAGTCACAGCTCTTACAGTATCTGGTAATAGTACTCCATCTTCATAAAGTCCTACAGCAACTACCCCTGGAGTAGCAGAAGAAATTGATGCACTAAAATTAGCATTATAATAACCTGTATATCCTTTACCTAGTATCTTAAATAAAGGACTTCCATTCTCATAATCTAGCCATCCACCAAAAGTACAAGGTGTACTTCCTGTTATTATGTTTACAGCATCAAATACTATTGGACTTGTATTACTTGATAATACTTTTGGACTATTTATTATTGTTTGTATCATACTAAATCTCCTTCCTCTTTTTCTGAATTGTCACAACAAGAACACATTACATTGGCATCTGAATTAACACTATTGTTTAAGATCATACTATTTCTTAAAAAGTCTTTCATTTCTAAACTAGTCTTTATTTCGATCAATGTTTTTATTTCATTTAGAGTGTAATCTTTTTTATCTAGTACTTTATTTATTTCTTCATTAATCTTATCTTCTAACTTTTCTAACATAAATATCTCCTTTCAAAAATAAAGAGAATAGGACTTGCCTATTCTCTAGTATAAGTCAGTTTTTTATTAAAATCCGACCTATAGATTAGCAAGTTCTCATATTGAGTTTGTCTTATAGACTATATGCTATTAAAAAGTTGTTGCGAAGTTTGTTCCACATCCACATCCATTGTTAGGACAAGTGAATATTGGTTGACTACCATATACTGGTACTGTTCCAACAGGACAATTCTTCAACTCATTATAGACATTTGCTGTAATAGCTTGTGTCTGAGCTATTTGAGATGCAGCTAAATCTTTCATTAGAAGTTGTCTGTTCAATTCTTCAATCTTATCTTGTTTCTCATCTAAACGATCTCTGAAAATCTCATCAATAATTTTCTGAGTATTAGCTGTTTGATTAACAAGAATATCTTGACCAATTTGTCTTAACACTTCACGATCTGAGCAGTTCTCACTAATAACAGTAGACTTCAAATCCTGAGTTGCTAAACGGTTCTCGCAGCAGCAATTATCAAATGATCTTTGTAAACCATTGAATCCTTGAAGTGTTGAGATTTGGTTATTGAAGTTTTGGTTCATGTTAGCCATTTGTCTATTAGAAGCAGCAATCTCTGAATTATAGAATCCATTACTTACAGTTTGTTGCATGTCATTGCAACATCCACAAAGTTGTAATTGTAATGAATTGATAGCATCACGATTTCCTTCTAATTGATTAGATAAATGTAATGTATCGAATCCATTATTAGTATTGGTATTAATTCCTTGCTGACCAGCTAATAACCAAGGGAACTCATACATTCCAGCAGCTCCACCACCGAAGCCACCACCGAATCCCCAGCCACCATTACCTAGCATACCTAAAGCAATGATACCTAGAATCCATTCTCCCATGTTGCCACCCCAACCACCGTTATTACCAGTTAAGTCGAAAGTAGGCACAATTCCGTTCGTTGATCCGTTCATTCCGTTCACTCCTTTCTAAATTTTTATCTATATCAAACACAATGTGTTGATACCTAACTTGATAACATCCTCTCTATTTGATTAATCTGGTCATCAGAATAACCAAACTTCTTTGCGAAGTCATACAATTTTCTCCTCTGTTCTGGAGATTGTTTACCTAGAGTATTTCTTAAAAGCATCTCTGGAGTGCTATTCTGCCTCATCTGTTGTAGTTGTTTGTACTGGTTCGGATATTGAGCCTGTAGTTGCTGCATTATCCCCTGAGTATTTATTTGCATCCTCATCCCTCTTTTCTAACAATTCTTTTACTTGTTTTTCTAAAGACTCTATTCTTAAGTCCTTCTCATCTTTAGGAATTACTTCTTTTAATAAGAATGGTCTAACATTACCCTGTGGAGTCTTATACCACATATTAGTAAAGTCCTTATTAACAAATAGAGTATCCATAAATATCATTTCTCTATTAACATCATCTATATTCTCAGCATATCTAATACCACTAGAAGTTGGACCTGCTTGTATTGTTTGGTTGAGTATAGTAGGTTGTGAATACTGAGCTTGTATTCTTTGTTTTTCCAGCTCATTAATTTTGTTTCGTTCTTCTAAAATTTGTCTATCTATTGCACTAAGTTGATTATATCCGTTCATCATTTACACCATTTCCTTTCAATCTCATTATCCCATAATAAAAAGAGGTAAAAGTCCCAACTTTACTCTCTTTTTGTTTTCATTTTATCCATCATTTCTTTCTTCTCAACCTTACTCGTTATTCTTTTTGGGTATTTATCTGGGTATAGCTTATGAAGATAGTCATATTTACCCCTTATACTAGAAATAGCATTATTAATAGTTGACTTACCTACATGGAACTCTAGAGCCATACTGACTATAGTCCATTTCTCATTCTCCCATACTCTACAATATAACACCTTCTTTTCTAGACTAGTTAATATAGCATCATTTATAAACTGATCATACAAATCCCTAGTCCAAGGTATTTGATTTTTAATTGTCCTTCCCATAACTTCACTCCCTTGGTTGTGTATTATATCACTTTTTTTATTTATATAGATGAAAATTTTTTGTAGAGAGATTTTTTGATGTTTTGTGAAATGCTCAACACACATAAACCAAACCACATACCAAACCCACTTTAAAACCGCACCCCCACTTTTTGTATACGATTTGTTTTTACACAATATTTTTTTTTATAATTAATATGAAAATATTATTATAATTCAAAGTTATCAATATTATAAAAGTTATTAATATTATATAAGTTATTAATAAAATAGCTTAAGTAGTCCATAACTTTCATAACTTTCGTAAAATAGGAAATCTAGGGTCAATATATAAATCTAATATACTTTTATATAAATATATCTATATATAATATATAAAAAACGTTCTCGCGTGATAAAAGTATTTTTTTGGCTACCTCTCAAAATATAAAAGATATATATGATAAAAAAGATATTAACATTATAATTTTAATAACTTAAATAATATTAATAAATCATATAAAAACTATATA